ACCCCCGCCGCTCCGCTGTCATCGCTGCAAGGATGGCGCGGACAAGACGGAACGCGCCCGATGCGGGCGGATCAGACCTGTAAGATCCGCGTCAATGGACAGCTCATGGGCGAGAAGAAATCGCATCGAGAATTCATTCCCTCGATTACGCGGCAATAACACCTACAACTCCGCGCGGTCCAGCACCCCGCGGCTTTTGGTCAGCAACGGCCAACTGATGGCAAACACGATGAAGCCCCCTGCTCTGGCGCTCGCCCTCCGTGCTCGCCGCGTCGGTGCAGCTTGGATGGCAATGTGCCCAGCACACGATGATCGGAACCCAAGCCTGAGCATCCAGGAAAAGGATGGTAAGGTCCTGGTCCATTGCCATGCCGGCTGCAGCCAACGTGATGTAGTGGACGCTCTGCGAGCCCGCCGCCTCTGGGAGTCGGAACAGAGACAGCCTGAGCGGCGGATCGTCGCCACTTACGATTACACTGGCGAGCAGGGCGAGTTGCTGTACCAGGTAGTGAGGTACGAGCCGAAAGATTTCAAGCAGCGGCGGCCGGACGGCTACGGTGGATGGATTTGGAAGAAGGGCGCGCGGCAGGTTCTGTACCGCCTACCAGAAGTTCTGGAAGCGCCAATCGTATTTGTCGTCGAGGGTGAAAAGGATGTTGAGACACTCCGCAACCACGGTTTCGTGGCGACCACAAATGCCGGCGGGGCTGAAGCGCCATGGTTGCCGCAGTTCACTGAAGCGCTCCGCGGCCGCGAGGTGATCCTCGTGCCCGACAACGATAAGCCAGGCCGGCGTCGGGTCCTCACGATCGCCCGAACCTTGCTGGGCAAGTCGCCGAAGATCATCATCGTGGCGTTGGAAGGCGCCAAAGATGTTACGGCGTGGTTCGAAGCCGGGCACAGCGAACTCGAGCTGATTGCCCAAGTTGAAGGCGAAGGGGTGAACCGATGAGACGCGAGGTTCGGGAGGAGCTGGACCTCGGGGACGTTGCAGGCGAATGGGAGGTGCCGTCCGATGTTGATCAGGCGCCGCGCGTCGAGCGGAGGATCCACTCGATTCCCGACGTCCCGCTGATGCAGGATTGCCAAGCTGGCGGCGTCAACTATCTGGAAAAGCCGATATTGGTGGAGGGTACGGTTACTGGTTTGACCGGCAACCCAGGATGTGGCAAAAGCAGTCTCGCCTGCGCTATTGCTCGCCGTGTACATAAAGCCGGCCGACCGGTTTTGTTGTTGGACAGGGATAACCCGAAAGTTGCGGTTGAGGATCGGTTTCGGCGCCTCGGCATGTCTGATGATGAGACCTTTCGCGTCTGGGGCGGCTGGACCGGTGAGGAGGCACCGCAGCCGGCGTCATCGATCGTACTTGAGTGGGTAATCTCATGCGAATCGCGTCCTGTTGTGATCATCGACTCCCTGAGCCCCTTTCATCGTGGCAATCAGAATGACGCCGGGGAGATGCGAGCGTTCATGGAACAGTGTCGGCGAATCTCTGACCTTGGCGGGTCCGTAATCGTGCTCCACCACGACGGCAAGGCCGAAACTGCAAAAGACTACCGCGGAAGTTCAGATTTCCCAGCGGCTCTGGATGCTGCTTTCCACGTTCTAAACGTCGGTGAAGATGGCCGGCTCGGCAAGCTGATCTTGCATTGCTATAAGAGCCGATTCGGATTTGCCGGCGACCTGATATACGACTATGCGGACGGCCAATTATTGCAAAGGCAGGAGCAGGAGGCGGCGAGCCAAACTGTCACCGAGCAGTTGATGGCGCTACTGCGCACCAACCCAGGAGTCGGCAGCAAGCAGTTCGAAGACCTCGCCAACGATCGCCGCCTCGGCCGGAACAAGGCGCGGGAGTTTCTTAACGGCGGCGTGCTCTCAGGCAAAATCCGACGGGAGCCGGGAAGAGGGAACGCCAAACGCCACTTTCTCACGATGGAGGCGCCACCCGATGCAGGTTGAATTTCACTGATTCGCGCAACTGCTGTCGAGCGAGTCTGCCACCTTGCCCCCTTAGGGGTGCAGGAGGTGGCAGATCAGAAACTCTCGCCAGTCTGCCGGATGTGCCTGTGGGAAGTGGCAGACCGGCAAGTTACGATGCAACAGAAAGTTACCGAGCGTACCAACGTCTTGATATGCCACCTAGTTTTGATGTGCCACCTGACGCTCGGCGGCACACTGGGGTGGCATACCCAAAGAATCGGGTCACATGGGCGCCAATGAGTGGCAGGTTCCGTCGGGCGAAACGAACTCGTCATCGGGTGTCTGGATAGACACTCCAATGGACACGAAGCGCTTTCTATCGCTGCCTTATGGCCATTCTAAGTCCCTGTTCGGAACCAGGATGCCCAGAGCTGACCAACGGTGGTCCCTGTGAGTCCCACCGTCGTGCACGGCAGCGAGAACGTGACGTGCGCCGCGGCAAGGCGGCGGAACGTGGGTATGATGCCAGGTGGCGCCGCGTCCGTCTGGTGTTCCTGCGGGAGCATCCACTGTGTGCTGATCCATTCGGCGATCACGAGGGGCGAGCGACGCTGGCGGAGTGCGTGGACCACATCATCGCCCACAAGGGAGACATGGGGTTGTTCTGGGACAAAAACAACTGGCAGCCGCTCTGCCGTCCCTGCAATTCAAAGAAGGCAGCGATGTCGGAAGGCCGGTGGGGCTGAGGGATTTTGCAGGGAAGGCGGAGCGAACGCGGACGCGATTTTGGGATCGGGTAGGGTACATCAAATCTCTAGGGCTCTCCTTCCGCGACCAGCGGGCTACCGCCGTGCAAAAAGCCGCAGGTTTTGGGGTGGGGGGTATCCGAGCTAAGTATATGTCGGGATTAACAAAATGCTGATCGAACAGTGGTCTATTGATCGACCGAAGCCGTATTTGAAGAATGCCCGTAAATGGAGCGCCGCGGCCGTGGATAAGGTAGCCTCCAGCATTCGCGAATACGGTTTCCAGCAGCCCATTGTGGTCGATGCGCACGACGTCATAATCATCGGCCACCTCCGTCTCGCTGCGGCCAAACAGTTGGGTCTGAAGGAAGTGCCCGTCCACATCGCCCGGGAGCTCAGCCCCGCGCAGGTCAAGGGTCTTCGTTTAATGGACAACCGCAGCCACGAAGAATCCGATTGGGACTTGGCCCTCCTTGCGCCCGAGATGGCAGACCTGCGCGCCCTCGCCTTTGACCTAAGCCTGACCGGGTTCGACGGGCGCGATATCGACAGCCTGCTGGCGACGCCGCTGGATGACGAAAAGGCCAATGCGGCTCCGCCCTTGCCCGAAATTGCCGCCTCGAGACCGGGCGACCTATGGCTGCTTGGACCCCATCGGGTGCTGTGCGGGGATGCGACCAGCCAGGGGGCCGTGAATCGCCTTCTGGGCGAGCGCAAGCCGTTTCTGATGGTGACAGATCCGCCTTACGGGATCCAGTTGGATTCCGAATGGAGGGATCGCGCTGGGCTGAATGGCTGCGGTCCCGCCGAGGCCAGCTACATGAAGCACCGGACGGCAGGCCACACCGAGACCACGATTAGCGGCGACACTCGTGCCGACTGGTCTGATGCATTTGCGCTCGTACCCAGTCTTGAAGTGGCGTATGTCTGGCACGCATCGAAGTTCACTTGCGAGGTGCTCGATGGGCTGCTGCGGATTGGTTTTCTTCATCACCAGCAGATCATCTGGAACAAAGGCAGAACCGTTCTCACCAGGACCCATTACTGGTTCCAACATGAACCCGCCTGGTACGTCAGAAAGAAGAACGCGCCGTGGTTCGGGAAGGCCGGCGAGAACTCGACCGTCTGGGATGCCGCCAGCCCGAAGTTCATCATGGGCGGATCGAAGGAAGAGAAATTCGACCATCCCACCCAGAAACCTGTCGAGCTGATGCGCCGCCCGATCCTCAACCATACCAAGCGTGGCGAGTTGGTTTACGAGCCGTTCCTTGGTAGTGGGACCACCCTGGCAGCAGCCGAGATTACCGAGCGCGTCTGTTACGGACTGGAGCTTGATCCGAAGTACGTGGATGTCATCGTGAAGCGATGGCAGGATCTGACCGGAAAGCAGTCCACCCTCGATGGGGATGGTCGAAGATTTAATGAAATACGATGCGAACGACTTGCGGTCCCAGCGTGAACAGTGCGTATGGGAGAGAGCAGAATGCGAACGGCTGCTGAAGTCCGGTCATCCGGACGTGGAAGGCTTGTGCCTCGCATTGGCCGACTGGTCGGCAGAATTGAGGTTAATCGATGGGCTTGAGAGGACCAGCGCCAAAGCCGAGCGGCATTCGTGTGCTGGAGGGGAACCCCGCGAAACGTTCCCTGCCTGCGAATGAGCCGCGGCCGTTGGCCGCCGAGCCGGAAATGCCAGGGTATCTGGATCGTGAAGCGCGCCGCGAGTGGAAGCGGCTGGTGCCGATCCTGCTCTCCATGCGTGTCCTGACGGTTGCCGATGGCGTGGCTCTCGCGAGCCTTTGCCAGGCGTATTCGATGCTGGTTCAGGCGCACAACGCCATGCAGCAGGCTACCAAGGGAGGCGGATCGGGCCTGCTGGTGAAGACCCCGAGCGGCTACGTCCAGCAATCGCCGCTAATCGGGATCATTAATAGCCAAGTGGAGATCATCAACCGGATCTCGCGAGAATTCGGGCTGACGCCGGCGTCCCGGACTCGGCTGGCGGCCTTGGCCGAGCCGGGCGTGGATGCCCTGGAGGCCAAGTTGTGTGGCTGAGTACTGTAAAGACACCTGCGCGTACTGCCTGGCCAACACGTGGTGCGAGATCCGCAGCAATGGTAAGCCGCAGTGCCGAGCGTGCAAGGTCGAGCGGTTCTTCGCCGAGATCCTGTATCCGCCGCTGGGTTACCGGCTCCTTGACTGGCAGCGCAAGGTTCTGCGGGATCTCTACGGCACGGTGGCGCCGGAGGATGGCCGACGGCGCTACAGGCACGGATACATTTCTGTGGCCAAACAGAATGGGAAAAGTTTTTTGTTCGGCGGACTCCCCATCTACCACCTGCTGATGGAAGACGCAATCAATCCGGAGGCTTACGGTTGCGCAGCCGCCAAGGACCAGGCCGCGATCGTATTCAAGGCTGCGGCGCGGCTTGTAAGCGAGAATCCGGATTTGCGCTCGCGCTTGCGCGTGCTCGAAAGCACCAAGCGGATATTGCGCCGCGATGGCGGCGGCTTCTATGCCGTGCTGTCTGCGGATGGCGATCTACAAGACGGCATCCGGCCGAGCCTACTGCTGCGAGACGAGGTCCACCGGTGGAAAACCGCCAGGGCCGAAACGCTCTATGACGTTACGACCAAGGGCCAGATTTCGCGCGAAGAGCCGCTCGATCTCGGAATCACTACCGCCGGTGCGGAATACGAATCGCTGCTGTGGTTCCGCGAATACGAGCACGCCAAGAAGATTTTAGACGGGTCGCTGCGCGCGGAGAGTTATTACGCGGTCATCCACGAGGCGGATGCCAAGCGGATCGAGAGCGATCCGGAATACTGGAAGTCCCGCGAAGCGCGCGTGGCGGGCAACCCGAGCCATGAAGACCTGGGCGGCTTCCTGAAAGATTCGGCCATCGTGGGGGAACTCGAGAAAGCGCTGGCGCAACCATCGGAGCGGTCCAAGTATCTGCGCTACCACCTGAACGTCCCGATCAAATCGCAGGAAGACCCGATCATCGACATGGCGAAGTGGCAGCGGTGCGGCGGCGGTCAGGATCTCCGCGAATGGCCCGAATACGACTTCGAATTATTGATGCGGAAGTGGAACCTGCTGGAGAAACCCTGCTGGGCCGGCGTCGATGCCTCATGGACCACCGACCTGACCGCGGTGGTCTTCGTCGTCCCGCCGTTCGACGACGCAGGCGTCTGGACGCTGCTGCCGTTTTTCTGGATGCCCAAGGAGCGCATCGAGCCACTCGAGCGGATCTGCCGTGTACCCTTCTCCACCTGGATTCGGCAGGGGTTCGTCACTGCTACACCCGGCGAGATGATCGACCAGCGGGCCGTGCTCGACCGGATCCGCTGGGGCCGGCAGATGTTCGATCTCCGGGAGGTTCCGTATGATCGGTTCAATTTCCGGAGTGAGGCTCTGAACCTGGTGGACGAAGGAATCCAGGCGGTCGAGGTCAATCAGACCTTCCTGCTACTGAGTCACCCGACGAAGTTTCTGCTGGGGGCCTATGTCGATCAGAAGATCCGGCACGGGAACAACCCGGTGCTCAACTGGATGGCCAGTTGTCTGCAATTGCAATATGACCACAAAGATAATTGCCAGCCGAGCAAGCCGGAGCGCGGGAAGTCCTCGAAGCGGATCGATGGGATTCAGGCAACGATTACGGGGCTCACCCGGGCAATTGTGGGAGAAGACAAGAGAATTACCTATACGGGTTTGCGGAGCGTCGGCTAATGCTGCGGATTGGCGTGACCGCAAAAAAGCCGCCACCCTCGCGGGCGGCGGCATGGTATTCGGGCGAGCCTTACTTCGCGATCTTGTAGAAGCGCTCGCCGGCCTCGTTTTTCGCAGATTCGATTTTCAGCTTCTGCTTCTTGGCGGCTGTGGAGAGAAAGCCGCGGACGCTGTGGGCCTGCCAATCCGTGGCTTTCATGATCTCGGCCAACTTCGCCCCCTTGGCCCGGGCGATCATCTCCAGTATTTTCGCGCCCTTGCTCTCGGCACGCGGTGCACTGGCTTTCTTCGTGCGTGCCGGCTTGGGTGTCTTCTTGGCCACGGGTTTCGTCTTGCGGCCCTTGGCGGCCTTGTGCCCCTTGGGCGCGCTCTTCTTCTGGCTGGCACCCTTCTTCGAGGGAGGCTTCTCCGGCGCGACTGTCGCGCCCTGTTCCGCAACGGCGGCGCCTGTGTCGGTGGCGGTAGCTTCTGCGTTCTTCATTGTGGTTGTTGTCCTTTCGGCGGCTGATCCGCGCACGACGATTCATCACTCCGGTCCGCCGCAAAGGCAAGGGAAATGTTGACCCACTTCGCAACCGTTCGTCGAGAGGCGAACACATAGCGATCCCGTACTTGCGGCAGTACGTTTGCCATCGCGGCGTAGTGTTTTCCGTCCTGAAGCTCCCGAGGAAGTAGTTCCAAATGTCCGATCCGCTCAGTGACTCCATACACCCAGGCGAGGCGCCAACGGAGCTCAGCAGCCGTATCTCCGTGCCAGAGATCGCACAGCGATTGGACGTCGGGCGCCTTGCGGTGTACGCGATGCTGGAGCAGGGGGTCATGCCGGGCATACGGCTAGGCCGGCGATGGATCATCACGCGGCACGCCTATGAGCAATGGGAGCGCACCTGCGGCATGCGGGCTGGCGCTGGACTTC